TCTTCGGGGTCAATATCAATTGTGATGTAGACTTTAACTCTCATCACTCGCCACCACGTCTTCTATAAGCGTATTGAGATACCACTGTGCTTTCTGTAAGTCTTCAATAGGCTTGCCCTTGTAGTCAAAACGCCACATGTACTTCATAACATTGCCCTGTAGATAGTACTTGAAGTTTGGCCCCAGTGCAGCCTGAATAGCTGCGATACACTCAATGCCTGACTGGTTGTAGTGTGAAGGACTGTTGACCATATCGGCAGAATTTTCTTCTGCCATCCTACTCTTCATGTATTCCTCGTGCCTCATGCTGAACCTCTTGTCTTGCTGTTGAAGTTAAGGTGTACTACGTTACCATCGTATGTCTTCTCTACGCCCATCTCTTCCTCTAGTTCTACATCAATACCCATCTCGTTGTCAACAACTTCTGTGACATATGTATGCACGAGATCACGAATAGTTTGATCTTGCTCCATGATAGGAACAGTAGAGCATATCATCTTACAGAAGTGCATGACTTGGCCGTATCCCTCATCATCAAGGGGGTTGTCAGCACCCGCAATAATAGAGATGTCTATCTCTCCTGTCCACTCGCCGTCATCTACGGATGGGCGAATACGAATCACAAAGTCTTCATCGTTAATGGTGTTATCAATCTCCATAATTATCTCCTCTTCACTTTGGTTCCGTTAAACTTGATAAACTTAGGGTGCTTGTTCTTTCCCTTCTCATTGAGCCAGTCCTCTGGAATGATGCGGTCATAATACAGAAGGCCGTACTTGATACACCACTCACCGTATGTGGACTTAGCACCCTTACGTAGCTTGCGTCTACTATTCTCGAATACGAAGCGAATGTCAAGCGTTGGATGCTGCTTCTTGATTGCAAGATGCTTTCTCCTGTCAGCGGCTGTGAACATACCCTTTGTCTCAATGATGATGCCATTGTCCAACACGAAGTCTGGAGTATAGGTGCGGTACGCAAGGTCTTCCCATTCAATCTTGACTTTCTCATACTCGTAGTTGATTTTGAGTTCGTCAAGATATAGGGAGACTTTGTGTTCAAGTCCACTCCTATATCCATACTTTCGTGCTGCCCTGAACTGCTTATGGTTAGGCATTACATTGCCCTCTCCTTGAAGAAGTCTGTATCAGTCCTATGTTCATCTGCGATATACACATAGGCCACAGTCTTGGGTTGCTTGGCCTTGGACATGACGGCAGGACGTTCTTGTATCTCAGGCCAACAGGAGAAGCGATAGCGACAGAAGCCACACTCTGTGCCAAGCATCGTGTTACCCGTAGGCTTGCCCCTGAATGTCTCAGGCACTTCATCGAAGCAGCGTTCAAAGGTATTGGCTTCAACAGCATCTGCTGTCTCTTTTATCTTACCAACTTCTTCTTCGATGTCAATGCCTGTAGCTGGTACGTACTTGAACTGACCATTGGCCTTGTTCACTACCCACCAACCACCAGCGCGTTTGCCTGATGCCTTTGCGTAGCCAGCAAGCTGTCCTACATACCCGAAAGCATCACCCTGTCTAAGAGTGTCGAAGGATTCAAACTTGTTAGTATACGACCAATTAGATGCTGACTTAATATCGTCAACAGCACCGTCAATAACAATATCGTAGGTGCCAGTGATGGATGTATCGTCGTCAAGGTCGAGTGTAACTTTCGCATCATCTTCATACTGCACTCCTGCTTCTTTCAATAGGCCCTTGAAGACAGCCTCAACGATGTCTCCAAGCATCATGTTCATTACGAATGTTGTTGGCAGGGGCAATGCTTCCTCTGGCTTGTTCTTCTCAAACCAAAGCTGACAAGTCGGCCTACCCACGTTTGACATACGCAGACCAAACTTGTCTCGCTTGTTGCCCCCACCAAACTGGCGTCCAAGCGCACCCATGACATCAAGACCTACTTGCTGAATGGTCTCCACTGACATTGTGGACTTACCATTAGCAGCATTCTCCATGTATTGATGCAACGCCAGTTCAGCAGGATGGTTCATTATGCTACCTCATCTTCATCAACATCAATCATACCATCGGTGATGGCAATGTCATCCTCGTCATCATGAGATGATGCCTTTGTTGCATATGTATTGATGATGTACTCGTTGTAGTTCTCAACCCACGCCATAAAGTCTGTGAACAAGGCTTGATCAGACTGCTCAATGTCTACGACTTGGGTCAGGTTCACCGTACTCACAGGCAGGAAGAAGCTGTTGCCATTAGGCAGCTTACGTTCTTCCGTAGCGGCATCAACCACATGCTGGATAGGGAGACGCTTCTGCTTGGCGAAAGTGGCGAAGACCTCACCCCATCCCTTGAATGCATCACGGTTGTCTACCTCCCATATGAATGGGGTAGCATCCAGTTCCGCAGCATTGCCCTGATCATCTGTTGGATTGATCAGTTCTACTGTACCAAACAGAACACGCACACGCTTGATCTGCTTGATCAAGTCCTGTGTCTTTTCAGGAAGGGACTTGAAGTCTTGGATGTAGCCAGCAGGTTTGCCACAGTTGAAGCCGCCATCATTGTCCTTGAGGTCAATGTTGAGGTTGTCAGCCATGACAGTCTTGATGTAACGGTTAGGTGAATTGGCACCTCCCATTACAAACCGCTTGTACATGAAGCGTTGCATGTACGGACGGATATGTGCAGAAGCTGCGTAGTAGGTTGGGCCATCTGGAATCTCCAGCTTGTACTGTCCACCCTCTACAACTTCTACGTTTGCCTTCTTGCCATTGACTTCAGCTACACCCATGATAGGGGTGTGATGAATACGCAGACGAGCAAGTGTACTAGATTTCTTGCTTGCACTTGTACCCTCATGAGCAATGCCCATTGCCTTTGCCATAGCGGCATAGTTGTTAGTGTCGATTGTAGTGATCTCGTTCATGTGTTTTATACTCCTTCTTTCGAGTTTGAATGCATAGTTATATCACGACACATCGTGTGTGTCAAGCCAGTTGGGGCCAATTTTTGCCTCTAGTTCTAGCGGAACATTGAACTCTAACCCCCAACGTATAGTGATCAAGTCAGGCAATGCCTTGTTAGTATCTTGTATTACTGCGATAACCTGTTGTTCTTCATCAGGATGTACATCAATTACGATGCTATCGTGAACACTATTTACCACACACGACTGCATACTGTCAAGTAGTTTGTCGATGTGAAGCAGTGCAATAGGTACGATGTCTGCCGTAGCAAAAGATTGCACGGGATAGTTTTTGATCTGCGTAAAGTGAGACACGCGACCACTCGCCTTGCGAACAACGTCAGGGAAAGCAAACTGTCTACCTGATGGGGTAGTAATATAACCTGTGTTTATAGCCTCTTTAGCCAGTTTGGAATGCCAAACCCCGATACCTTTGTACTTCTTTGTGAAGTGTTCGTAATACTCTGCCTCCGCTGGAGTTCTCCCAAAGCCTGTTGCCCCATAAAGCGGAGCAAACGTGTGCGCCTTCGCAGTCTGCCTATCCGTAGGCTGACCAGCATCGGTAATAACTTTAGCGGTGTATGCATGTACATCAAATCCAGTAGATACTTCCTCAATTGCTACTCCATCCTGTGATAGGTACGCTGCTGCACGAAACTCTAGCTGTGCAAAGTCAGCTTCCATAATCTTACCACCCTGCCAGCGTGATACGAACACCTTCTTGACAGGGAACGTACCACCACGTGGCATGTTCTGCATGTTAGGTTCGGCACCTGACAAGCGACCTGTAGATGTGCGATGCTGTAGCAAGCGGACATGCAGCTTGCCGTCATGCTTGGTAAACATCTTGATACCCTCCACAAACGAGGACAGGTATGTGTCTACCGCAGACAGGCGTCGAACCTTTGACAAGAAGTCCACAGCATCTGTCATTTCTTTGACACGCGCAGCCTTCTCAAGTGTCTCAAGGTTTAGCTTGCTTGTACTGAACCCATTGGCACTAGCCCACTTGGGCGATGGCGGACGGAACTTCAGGCCAGCCACGGCATTGGATGGTGATAGAGTATAGCCAGCAGCACCACAATCAGTGCAGCGATTAGGCTTCGCAAATGGCTCTCCATTCTTCTTTACCTTTCGTATGTATCCTGTGCCATTGCAGGGCTTACACTGCATGGCTCTTGTCTTAGACAGCTTTGTAGTGTGGGCATTGACAAGGCTACGGAAACTTGCCTCATCCATGTACGGATCAATCTCCTGTGACCAGTACTGTTTGTCATCTACTTTGCGGCTGTAGATGACCCAAGACAATTGCTCTGGACTGTTGAGGTTGATAGGTGTATCACCCATCAGCCTACGCACATGGGCTTGCAGGTCAGCGGTAAGCTGTGTACGCTCCTGCTCAAACTCAGTACGCACATCGTCAAGTGCCTTGATGTCTACAGTAAAGCCACGTTGATAGATGCGTGACAGGCAGACAGCTACCTGATTGGTCAGGTCAACAGTACCCATAAGACCGCTGTCCTTCGGTGTGTTCAGCCGGTACATCAGCTTGTCTGCCAGTTGCTGTGTAGCATGTAGATCAGCAGAAAGATACTCTGACAGTTCGTCCAGAGGAATAGTGCGTGTGCTATAGCCTCGCTTGAAGTATTCCTTCAAGGTATCTTGCTTTTTAGTGTCAAGATCATAGCGTTCAGCACACGCCTCCAATGAAAGCGGCTCCTTGACCCCACGTTGCAACACATACTCTGCAAGCATCGTGTCGAACACAGGGCCGTCGTATCTGAACCCACTCTCCCACAGCCACAGCAAGTCGTGTGCTGCGTTGTGCATGATCAGCACAGTAGCTTTGTCCAGATAGCTTTGCACAGTTCTCCTACTGGAAAGTGTTAACTCAGCTTCTGCTTCCGCATGATCAAACACAAGAAGTATTTCATCATCTACCTTGGTGCCATCTGGCAGTACAGCCGGTTGGTCAGTCAGCATACCCACCATTGTCAGGCTGTTGCCAGCCTCAAATGGATCAAGGTGCATCTTGCCGTCACGATGTGTGACTGTATTCTCTACGTCTAATGTTAATTTCATCCTTCATACCTCGCTGTCAAATAGTCAAGTTCACAGTTTACCATACCGTGCCAGCCATTCAACTTGTTTTTTACAATATTCATGTGCCGCAGTGGGCTATCTTCTTCCTGTCCCTCGACAGTCGGTGACTTACCGATCAGGATCATCAGGTCAGCCTCTGCTGCCTTGCCGGTACGTGATCCCTCCATCATGCTCTGGTTAAGCTGTGACCTACCCTCTGCCTCTGCGGAAAGCTGGGACATGTAGAACACAGCGCAGTCATACGCCTTGGCGATCTGTCGTGCGTGGATAGCACAAGCCTTGAGTGCCTCGTCCTGTCGGGCAAAGCCACCCTCTGCCTTGAACTTGTCACCCATGTCCAGTACTAGGATATCGGGACGATAGGTCTTGGCGACACTCTCTACCCAATTCATGTCACGACCAGATGCCTCTTTGATCTTGATGTTGTTCATCACTGGCTCATACAGTGACTTAGCCTTAGCCAGATTAGCCTTGACATCACGCGCTGACATACCCGCAGCGGCGGTCAGGTATCGTGCGCCAACCCTGTGTGTTGGCTCCTCATTACAGAGGATAACACACTTGGCACCCTGATGGGCAAAGCCATTAGGCCCAGCAATCAGGCTGGCGTGGAACGATGTCTTGCCTGTGTTGGGACGCGCACCTACTTCGATAAGCTGACCCGCACTGACACCCTCGACCTTACGCGCAACGCTAGGGATGTTGAAAGACCAACGTGCTTCCAGTTCAGCTTTAGCCATGAGTGTTTCGATGGTGATGTCATCCCATTCGATGTTCAGGTTGGGAGTGAAGTCATCTCCGTAACGCTCAAGCAGCCCACGCAGTGTTTCCATTGTACCACCTGTACCACTCACCATGTCGAAGCCAATGTTGGCAATGTCCTCACCCACTACCTTCTGGAACAGCTTGGACAGCACCTCTTGTGCGATGTCGCTACCCATAGGTGCTTCGCGTTTGAGTTGAGCAAATAGACTGTCGAAGCCTGTCTTCTGTGCAGTGGTCATCGTTGGATTAGATGACAGGAATAAAGCCTGTACCTCATCCGGTGTTACCGTGCGATTGTAGTGGTCCATCGCCTTGTCAATCGTCTGCTTGATCTTACGATTGTCTGAACTGAACAGTCGGTCAGGACATTTGGAGCCACGATGATCATCGTAGAACCCCTTGTCCATTAGACTTCGTAGCATTGATACTTCC